TGTGCCATCAAAAGGCAAGAAGTTGAAGTTGAAATCAAAATACGCAATCACGATCACCTCATCATAAAAGGTAGTGATGGTTCACTTCAACCTGTGACACCTGGAAGTATTCACCTTAAGAATTTTAGTCTTTGTGCGGAAGTTGTCTTTCTCGATCCCTGTGAGAGACTCAAAGTGGAGAATGAAAAGAGGGACTATGTCATCACACAAATTCAACAAAACATCTTTGATGTAGCTCAAGCCACACAGGATGCTGAATTCAAGTTGGACTTTTATAATCCCGTGAGAGAACTCTACTTTGTGATCCAGAGAAAGGGTGATGTGGGCACAGCCGAGGGAGAATTCATAACACCATTTGACTATGATAATACCCTCGCAGAGACAGGGGGTAAGTATATACTGTATGAAAACTTAGACTATCTCACACTTGACCTTGATGGACAACCAATAATTACACAAGACACAGGGGGTGTTATATTCCTCAAAGCGGTTCAAGCAGCTATCCACCACTCCAAGACACAGCTCATCAGGCGGTTCTACTCCTATAGTTTTGCCCTTGAACCCGAAAAGTGGTATCCCACAGGACAAATCAATTTTAGTCTTGTAAAAGAACAAATACTCAACCTAAGTCTGACCCCCTGTGCAGATTATGCACGACAAGTCCGAGTATACGCTCTCAGTCATAACATTCTTCGCGTAAGTGAGGGAACTGCCCAAACTCTTTTTGATTTGAAATATTAATATGATGAAAACTGGATTTGGTGAATCTTCAGGGGGCTACGAGGAGTCCCAACAGAATGCTCTCATTGGTATCCTTCTCCCAGTCCTTGAGAGAAGTATGGTCTTGGCAGCTGAATATTCCAAAGCATGTGGGCGTGACACGGTTCTCCCAGAAGATATGGAATACGCAATTAAGTATTGTGCAATGTATACAGTCGGTCAAAATATTGGATCTCTCTACCCAGAGGTATACGATTCTGATTCCTCAGACGAAGAGGATTTGGAAGAAGTTGAACCCGAGGACTGTCCCCCATTTGAGAGATACTCAGGCGATGACACCACCTTTAGGCAGATGAATGAAGCCTATGATCGTTGGAGTCAATGGGTACCACAAAGTCCGGTAGAAGAGATGTTAAAAAATGCTATTAATAGTAATGAGTACATCGGTTCCGGAGGGTTGGACAATTTCTGAATATAAATCATTCAAGGCTACTGGCAGTGAAGACAGTAGTACCGATGGAGATTCCGATGACGAGGAGGAACAAATTTTCGCAAAGTCACGTGTAGTCAGAAAACCCAGATATAAAAAAATTATCCAGAAGGAGGAGCTGTTACCAGAGTAAATAAATTTCTATGTCAATAATATAAAACTCTCACAATGGCTGACATGACCGCCCAAGCTCTCAAGACTGTTAACCTTGTTACCCAAGAATTGGAAACCCAATCCCTCAACTCCATTGTTGCGGGCTTCTCCTTCGCCGCCGCGATGAGCTGGATGGACTTGGTCCGCTGGGTCATCCAACAAGTGATCAAGGTGCCAAAGAACGGTGGTAGCCAGTACACCCTTACTGCGATCCTCACCACCTTGTTGTCCATTGCGGTCTACATGGTTGTGTCTAGCATCTCCACCCGTGTCTCCAAGCCAGCGCAACCAGTCTTCGCGATTACTCGCTAAGTTTTGGGCGTCGCTTCATAAGCAATAGAAGAACCATCCCTATACATACAATCACTCCAATAGAGATGTACTCTTTCCATCTATAAGAATCCCCCAGAACTTCGGGGATACTTATTGGCGGCGGTAACTCCTTCTTGACAACGTCGAGGGGAACCTTTGGTAGACCCTCAAGTTTATCTGTAGATCCTGTAATTTCGAGCTTTAATATGTGATCCTGATCTCTAAAGTCATATGGAATCAAGCGTCCGTGACTCATATAGAAGAATTCAACTCGTAGATCCCTAATAAACTTTTGCGGTCCCTTGTAGAACTCGTGATTTAGTGGATCGTCCGCATGACTATAATTCACAACGTCCGATCCATTCAATAGAATGTGACCTGTATAAAATGGTGTATTGGAGTAAATTGTTTTCGTAAATTCATCTGAACCACTTGTGAGTCTCAAAATGATGGAGTTTGGTCCATTAAGATTAATGGCACCAGTCGTAAGAGTGTAGCCTGATGATGATTGATTATTGGATGAGAACCCTAAAACTTGATGTGGTGTAGTCAAGTTGGTCCCATTCATATAGCCATTTGTTCCATCAAAGAATTCAAATGTAAAGTCATGTGTACCAAGTGTATTTGAAAATGTGAGAGTACTTCTATATTCATCAAATGATACTTGATCTATGGGGGAGGATGGAAATAACTGACGTTCAAGTTCCGACGCCATAGTTGTACCACTCGTATAGTTGTTTGCGTCCAATGTGATATCGGAGCCATTCACACTAAAAGTCTTATTTGTATCACACACGTGTAACTGTGGTGTTGGAATGCGCGCGGAGACCAATGTGATTTGGGTGACATCATACACTGGCTCTTTTAGGGTCACGACATAGTTATTCGCATAAGGGTACACGTTTGTGTATCTCTCACTACTGTCTATGTCAAGGGTATGAACCTTCATTAAAATACAGGTACAATATTTTAATGATTGTTTTTGTCTACACTTGTGTGGAACACCTAATAAATGTGGTGGGAGAGTGGGTTGTTCTGGAGTTGTCTCTTCGCAATATCCAAGTTTCGTGAGTTGGGGTTCTCGTGACCCTTGTATGCATTGAATTGGTGGAAGGGCTTCTGTTGGTAGTTTTGAGTCCACCCCCCGTTCGCTGGACCAGTGCGTCCATCAATACGGGTACTGTCCGCGCGGACAGCTGTGAGAGCACCACCTTGCTTGAGGGCACTCTCCCGAACATTCATTCGGCCTGCGTTACCCATACGGTTCGCCTTACCTCTGCGATCCTCTGGACGGAAACCATACTTCATCAATTCCTCATTATTCTTCGTGGTAATTTGGGCAGCCGCACTCGTCGAGTAGGCACCGCTGAAGTTGGTGATACCTGGCGCCGCGTGGCTTGCATATCCAAAGTGCATATCATTGCGATCACTCTTGAAGCGAGTTGGATCTTGTGACATCGTCTGGGCTGGAACAAAACGCTTGGCACCATTGTAACCAAGAGCATCCGAACGCTGTCCAGTCTCCGAACGGTTTGTGGTTCGCATCGTCTTCTGGTGACTGGCTCTTGGTATCGCACCAGACATACCTTGGGCACGCCCAGCCATTGTGGGGAGACGAGAGGGAAGGTGCGCCGTTGTTTCTGGTTTATTGTGGGTCAATTGACCGACAATCGCCCCACGACCACCTGTAGTATCTGCGGCTGGACCTGAGCGGCCTGGAAGCGTGGTGAGACGATACTCACCAACATTGATTGGGTTCACACGGAACATCTGTTGGAAACCACCTTGAGCTGGGGTGTCTGCACTGAGACCTAAACCTGGACCAACCATCTGCTTCTCGATTGGGGAGAGGTTGTTCATACGACCCGTATCATACATACGATTTCTCATATTGAGGATCTCCTGACCACCACTTCGCTGTTGGCGACCAATGTCCGCGAAACTCGCCATCTCCATCTTTTGTGGTATTTCTAGACGTGGTTCGAAGTCTCTCTCTACAAATTCTGGAACTTCATCAATGAGTTGAGACTCTTGGGCAACCTGTTGAACTTGAACAACTGGTTCAGGTTCAGACTTGGTACTCAAAGTCCTACCAGCAAAAATCAAACCCGCAATAGCTGCAAGAGAAATAGGGTCAGCCATTCTTATTTCTTAGTAACATTTTTATTAGCGTATCTTTGCTGGAAGAGGCCGTTCTGGAGTTCCGCGCGAGTACTTGATGGTTCATACGTCATAGTACGAAGAGGCACTTTGCATTCCATATTTGAGAGTGGGAAGAGGTTACGTTCATATGTTGGAACGATAACCTTATTAAATCGAGTCGTTGATTGTGGACGAAGTTGGTCACTCACATCAATGTATTGCGCTGGAGAACCCTTACCCGCCATGTATGGCGATGTGCCATACAACATGGTGTTTGGGCGGCACCCACCACAGTTCAAAGAACTGGGCTGAGGATACATAAAGATTTCTTCCGTGGCGCGCACTGATGGGAGAGCCCCTGAGTTTTGAACGATCGTAAGACCAGGTTGAAGTTGGTACGCCATTTACT